ACTCGTAGGCGTTGGTGTTATTAAAGTCGCAGTAGGCGTAGGCGTAGGAGTTGGTGTAGGCGTAGGAGTAGCTGTACTTGTTGGTGTAGGGGTTGGAGTACTTGCGCAACTTGCACAAGCAGCTTCACCACCTTGACAATAAATTGCTGGATCACATTGAACTATTGTAATACCTGTCTCACCGGTATATTGACCTATCCTTGCGCAGAACGTACCACTTGATCCACCTGGTACACCAATAATCGGTTGTAAACCATCACACGCAACATAATCAATTGTTAAACTACCCTCTGTCTCATTTATATAAGAATAACATACACAAGTTATAGTCGTACCAGTAGGACACGTTCCACTCGAACAACTTGCTCCCTCCACAATCTCATAAGTTATGTTTGTTGAACTATTAATTTGTACAACATCACCAGTATAATTTATACATCTATATCTTATTCCTGGTGTAGAAAAGCCTTCTACTATTGTATTGAAACTACAATCCGTATAATCTATTGAACCAGCAAATCCTTCTTCCGGTGCTGTTGTACCTGTTACTGTAATAGCAACACATACACAAGGTACTGGAGCTGGCGTACTTGAAGGAGTAGGCGTTGGGGTTGAAGTAGGGGTACTCGTTGGAGTAGGCGTAGCCGTATAAGTAGGTGTAATTGTAGGCGTAATACTCGGAGTAGGGGTTGGCGTAGGAGTAGGAGTTGCAGTTGGTACTGTACCAATAGTCAGCAACTTAACTAACTCTACTTTTGTTGTAACATTATCAATTAAGTTAAAATTACTAATCTTGTTAATTCTATAATACGCGTCTTTAACAAATATTAAATCGCTGTATTTTAAGTTTGTTATGTCTTGAATATTTAAATTGAAATTAGCAGTAACCATCCTTGCGTCACTGTCTAATAAACCTTCTATGTAATCTCTATAATAAAGATTATACGCTGTTAAATTGGTAAACGATGGTGACACTGCGTCTTGTGGTGAGTTGTTGTTACCAAAGTTTAAGTCCAGTGCTTGCTGTGCCGGCGTAGACGGCATAAGTTGTTGGTGGTGTAAAAACGGGTAGTTATTATAAACTTCAGTTACGTTAGTAACGTCATTATAAAAATACCACTCACCTGATATATTTTGTCTACCATTATAATGTAATATACGAGGTTTGATCCTCATAGGTAATAGTTGTGTTATTGTATTACCACTTATCGTTACCTGTTTTGTACCATAAAAGTGCGGACAGATAAAAGGTTGTGATGGGTTTGCAGCAGATAAAAAGTTACCTGGTGATGGTGAGAAAAATGATTTTATTTCCATTGGCTTATCGTTCAATGTTATTCCTGATGGAATAAAGTTAAACGTACCAAAGTTTCTATTGTTGTTTAGTGATTTAGTATAGAAGTTTATCTCATCACCATCTTCTTCATATACGAAGTCTATTGCTTTACCAACCAGATTTGTGATTGGTGCTATTTCTATTGGTTTAGACACATCCAATTTATCGGTCCAGTCTAATCTATCCCCTTGTCCTACATAATTACTATAAGGTTCCATTATGTATGTATTGTTTAGATAAGGGTGTTTAACGAAGACTAAATTGAACTGCGTTATTAGACCTTTTAAGAAGTCTAACTGCTTGTATGTACCTGGTACCTCAAATTGATAATTAACGTCCACTGTTGATCCTATAATCGTATTTGGTGCGTCTGTAATTGTTACCACCGAAGTTGTAGCTTTAACAAACGGCTGCGTATATCTATTTGTTGGTAGACATACGTTATAATCTTGTTGGAACCACTGCACCACCATTTCAATATAATCTCCTTGTAATAATGGTATTGTAATCTCACCTGATGATGAAACGTTAACCTCAAACGAATATATATCTGGAAACGTTGAAAATGGAACCTCTAAATATCTTGTTGTTCTATTTTTATATAAATAAGCACTACCTTGAATTGCTGTTTGATTATCTTGTAATAATGGCGGTACCTCTAAATCTAACGAATAAGCAAAAGTATAGTTACCATTTTGCGGTGCTATAAACTTACCAAACGGTAGGTTCCATCCGTATGGTGGATAAACGTTACCATTGTTATAAACATACTGATCCAGTTCTACATAACCTTGTATGTCAAAACACGTTGTACCTGACACGCTAAATCCTACTGGTTGACCTGTGGTTGACACAGCTACCTGTGATGTTCCTAATGTTGCACCAGTCGCAGTTATATAGTAGCCATCATTGTTGAATTGGAGTGGCATATATAACCTTTTAAAATATTCGGTGTCAAAGAAATTACTCTGTACGCTATATCCGTTTTGTGTAAATATTCTATCTACTACTGATTTAATTTGTATTGCTGGTTTAAAACCAGTGGTCCTCATCGGTGTATTAACATTTGATATTGAACCCGCAGCACCAAACAATTCCAATATAGGTGACGCTGTTGATCCTGATGATATTACTTGACCTGTTGTGTCGTATAGGTAACCAATATGTGTAAATGGATATAATATCTGTCCGTTCTTTAAACCACCTGTTGTTGTTGAACCAGTATATACCGCGTCCCAGCTTAACTTAACATTTTCTGCGTTATACGTGTGATCCAAATCTACATAGCTTATATCCGTTAATAGTTTATTGCTAATGTCGTTTATAAACACACCAACTTCATCCTGGATATTTACTTCGTACTCAACTAAATTGTTTGTTATAATAATCTTTAATAACCTCAATACACCATCTAAAACTGTGTTACCTTTATAGTTAACCGAACAAGGAACTGACTTCTGTATATCAAAAGTTAAATTGTCCGCGTTCACATTAAACATATAGTTAAAAAACCTGTTATTCTTTTGTGTACCTGGAACTCTAAACGTTTGTGAATAACCGCTATTACGACTTGTTACGTCCTGTATTTCTGCAAACGAAAAGTTCAAGTTGATTGATAAATCATCGTATAAGTCAAGGTATATAGTTGAGCCTGTTAGGTTAGTAACCTGTATTAGAGTGTCTATCATATATTACTGTTGTTGTGTTCTTGTTTGATTTGATTTTTCATAAGAGAAACTTACCTGTCTTAACTTCACATTTCCTCTTAATTGATTTTTAAACGATGTGTCTTTTATATTAATCGGTACTAATTTAGTACCCTCAATCATAAATATTTGTGGTGACGTAATCAACTCTTCTAACCAGTTAACTGTGTCCCTATCTAAAAAGTCACTCATCACTTGACCCTCTACTATCAAATCTGTTTTAATATTAGTGGTTCCCCTATCTGCTGTATTATAAAACCAGGCGGTGTCACTCCAACTACCGTATGGTACTTCGTATGTCCCTCTTGTAATTTTAACCACTTCTTCTTTACTACCGTAAAATCTAAACGTCTCCCACGAACCTAATCTATTAACAAATAAAATGTCTTTTGGGTCATATTTATCCCAAGCACATCCCTTATTCATAATGGTTAGACTTTCCGTCTCCGCACCCATTCTTAATACAATTTTATCCCACGTATTTGTATAACCTGAAACGATTGTTGATATATTAAGACTGGTTATTAGTTCTCTAATATGAGTTGAGGAGGTGGCAGTATATGTTGGGAGGAATTGATAAGTTGTTAATAATGTATTTGAATTATCATATACTTGTGCGTAAGTAGATCCTGATATACTAAATGATGTTCCACTATATGTTCCAAATAATGTTGAGCACACAAAATATTCATCTGTCTCTTTATATATTGTTTTAGGACAGTTTGTTAATAATCTTCTTCCTGTTGGCGCAACAAAAGGTGCTGGGTTAAATGTACCTTCTTCAAATTGTTTTACTGCGTTCCACGTAAATCCTGTTGCTGTTGCTACTGATGTCATTGTAGCACCTGTTACTGGAGTACCATCACCATTATATAAAGTAACGGCACCTGTTGGTGTGTCTGAATATTCTTCACCACAATAAACAACATATTTTGTAGTATTTTGTGAATAGTAAGTATTTGATGTTATTATATTACCGTTAACATCTCTTAATTGTACTTGAAAAACCTGATTTTCTAAATATCTACCTAAGTCTAACATAGCCCTATTTGACGGGTTCGGTGTTTGTTTTACCCTACCCATATAGTTGCTTGAAGTAAAAGCGAGGGTGTCATTTCTTGCGAATATATCAAACACGTATTTGAACTTGTATTTAGACGCAACCAAATTGCTTGAAGCTGTTATAACTATATCGTTATACGCTGGTGTTAATTCTGGTACGTTTTGCGTTATTGTTATTGCCATAATTAATTGTATTTTTCTGTAATTCTTTTCATATTGTCTATTATATAATCTTCTATGTTAACCATATAATCGTTTGCTATTTGTTCCCCATATTCTTCAAGGAACCTTTCGTTTATCTTAGATATTATATTGGTGGCTTCAATACCCTCCTTTAATATATTAGTTCTTATCGCAAACGCTAAACTCGTCGTAGACAATTCTGTTCTTATTCCTTTTGTTTCTATCCAGTTCATAATGGATTTAAGAAACGGTGATGATCCACCTCTACCTCTTTTTCTACCACTCTCAAATCTACCGCCTCTTACACCCTGGTCTAAAAAATATATATAATCAGGGATCCCAAATATTATCTCGTATGTACCGTCATCGTTTGTTATAATTTCATAGCCAGCCTCTCCTGCTCTACCTGACGCAATACTATTAGCTGTGACTGGACTATACGAACTTTTAGGTTGTCCGTCTTTACCTAACCCGTGTGGTCTATCTTGACCTAACTCTTCCCTGTATATCTTCAACCACTCTCGTGCTGAACGTTGTAGGGATTGTCTTAATAATAGTCTCTCAGGTATTGCCATTAGTTAAAGTTGTCAAAAGGTGCGTCACATCTATCAAGAGGTTGAGCCAATGTGATTGTTATTGTTGCAAAGTAGCCACAAACGTAATCGTCAAAGCGATCCGCAAAGGGCTGTAGCTGCACTGGTAAATCTATTTCATAAGTGTCTGTATAGTCACCATCTGCTGCTGTATATGAGAAAGCGAACTGACTTATTACGTCCTGTAATATTTGGTTCATATCACTCATAATATCCAATAGGTTCTCATCAGTATAATTCACCACTCTATCCATCATCACTAATCTGATTGAGTATGATAATTGTCTCTCATCCACACTTGTGTTGTCTGGTATTACAAAGAGGTACGGATATTGCGTGATGGTGTCACCAACATTCTTAATTGTTATATCCTCAATAAAACCAAAACCAAAGTCTTTAATCTGCTGGTGCTTTTCGTATATCTTTTTTAGGTCATTAACAAACCCCCTAAATGTTTTTAATTTAGTACTCATAATCTTATATATGTTAATTTATTTTTTATTCAATACTACAATAATTTGTTTTGTTCTTTAAGTAGCTGTTGTTTTTGTTCCTCAATCTTCAATTTAACATACGTCAAATGATTGAAACATTCAACTAATGGACGGCTGGTTACGTAATCTATTTTGGTAAAATCCTCCGCAGCTAATACCATAATCATCTTATAGTAAGGTAGGTTGCTTTGTTCTGCGTCTTCATCCGTTTCTTCTTTTGGTGGTTTAGGTCCCTCTTCATCTTCCTCCTCACCGAACAGCACCACAAAATCCTTTTTCATCTGCGTTAAGAACGCGTATAGGTTAGAGAATATTCCAAAAAAATACTGCAACGGTAAATCCTTAAACAACTCACTCTGCAATTCGTGTGCGTCAATATCGTATGGTACTATGTTACCATTTACCTCCGGTCTGTATAATAGTGCAGCTATTTTGTGTATATTCATATATATAGATATATCTGTCTTTATAAGATTGACTACGTCCACGTACTCACCAAACGTTATTTTATTGAAGTTTATACCCACGTATTTTACGCCCTTATGTTTAAACGATGGTACATATCCACCGTCGCAAGAGGTGACCTTATGTTGAAGATAAACGGACAAATCAGCTAACTGTTCCGGATCTATCTCTCTTAATATCTGGTAAGGTATATTCAGCAGCACCCCGATAATATCGTAGGCCTGTTCTGTTGCGGTCTCACTTAACGACATACGTCTCATCATCTCACCATAGTGGGTGACCGTTATATATTCCGGTAAAGTGTAATCTATACCATCTATTTCTATATCAATCTGTTTTATCATTACGCTACTACAAACTTTTTAGGTACGTTATTTCTTTTGCTTTCCAACGCGAAGGCCAGTGACATAACACAGTCATCGTGGAAACCTGCTGGTGCAAAATATCTTATCTTCCTACTCTTTGTGCTGTACTCAAACGTGAAGACCCTTAACTCTGTGTCAAGTGGTTCAAACAATTGTTTTGTTGGTAGTAATATTGTCTGTTCGTTTATCTGTACGATTAGGTTTCCTATTATCTCTTCTTTATTTTGGTTCGTTGTGTGGAACGCTTCTATCTTCCTATACTTTTGGTATATCTGTTCGTATATCACGTCACCAATACTATTTACCTCCACTATTGCACGTGCGTTATACTTCTGTAATATTCTTACTATCTCGTCTACTATGTTGGTCCAGTTGTTTCTTCTCTCCCTGTATATATAAACGACCTGATTGAAATTATTTAATATTGTTAGTACTGTAAAGTCATTCTGTCTACCCAAATCTATTCCCGCCCAATACCTTTCACTCTCCACTGGTTCCTGCCATCTGTTTATTAACTGCGCTTGATGGTAGTGTCTAAACACCTCACCTCCGTCCTCTATGAACTCCGCCATAATCTCCTGACGGAATATGTCATCCGGTAAGCTATTCTTCGCTTCGTTAATTTCATCTTCGCTGATAAAGGGTGTGTCGTACGATGTATATTTTAGTGATAAGTAATCTGGACTTTCATCACTTATACCTTTATTGTATAGGTTATAAAAATAGTTCTTACCTTTTGGTGTGGATATAAATAATATCCTCTTACCTCTTACAAGTGTTGCTGGTCGTAATACCTCGTTCCATACCTCATCTCTTATGAACGCTGCTTCATCTACCACCAGAAAGTCTAACGTATATCCACGCAGATTATCAGGTTTCTCTCCTGACTTAAAGTGTATGGTTGAACCGTTTGACAGTTTGATCCAGACTTCACTCCTGTTGGTGGTCTTAATAAGTCCGGTGTCTTTTAGTGCTTTAACGAGTTCGTCAAACACCTTCTTCGCTTGTGAGTAAATAGGTGACACCCAAAACCCTACGCTATTGTCGTTCTCTAAACACCATTTCAATAATAGGTTCTGAGCTAATAAGGATTTACCAAACTGTCTACCACAATCTATGACTATGTATTTTGCTATTGAACTCTCAATCCTGTCAATACACTCACGTTGTTTTGTGTGCGGTTTAAATAATCTTATTTTCATTTTCTATTCTTGCTTTTGCAATGTTTATATATTCTTCTTCTCTTTCTATTCCTATAAAGTCAAATCCATTCCTGACTGCTGCTTTCCCTGTTGACCCCGAACCCATAAACGGGTCCAGCACCGTTCCGTTAACTGGTGTTACCAACTTGATTAGATATTCCATTAGTGAGGTTGGTTTGACCGTTGGGTGTACGTTCTTTTGTGGTTTTGGTTCTATTTTTTCAAAATCAGGATTTTCACAAACGCAGGGACTACCACTTGATTTTTGTTTATTACAATTTTTACATCTTTCGTTTCCTTTATGACCTGTTAATTTTTCCTCAAATCCATCCAACCCTTCATCCCTATCTTTCTTGCTTGCTTTCGCACAATAGAAGAAACGACTTGCACCACCTTTATCACCATAATTATCAGGTGAGTTTGCTTCTTGTATATTATCTACTGAACCACTAATCATAAATCCTTTTCTCTTTCTATTTTGTTTTACTGTTTTTCCTCCGCCACTAATCCCCGATTGTTCGTCCAATACCGCACCCGCTTCCTCATCTAATATGATGTTTGCTGGCCATCTACCTTCGTGTGTTACTGTATTAAACTTTCCATCTACTTTACTATCATCTATCCAATCTTTACGGTCTTCTAAATCCCTACCATCATTTAACGCAGGAGTAAAACCACCATAAGTTGATTTAATCTGTTCCGTACCAATCCTACTCACATCAATATTCAATCCACCCGTTCCCCACTTTAATACATTCTCAGCTACACTCTTTTCTGATAAAGGTTTCCTTGCTACCACAATAGGTTCGTGCGATGGTTTTAGTGCGGTTCCCCATCCTTCCCATTCTGATTTTCCTTTTGTTATTTCAATTATTTTATCAGGTTTAGATGTAACAAAATTGCCACCAGTAATATCATCAGCTATTCTTTCACCAACAACCTCCCTTTCATTACCCAATAGTTTGTCAATCGCTTTACCGATGTTATGACTTTTCGGGAAACCTGACCCGTACAGCCACATAATCTGGTCGCGTATTTCAAACCCTGCGTCCTCAATACGTACCGCCATACGATGATATGTTCTGCTACCACTAAACGCTAATAGATGACCGCCAGGTTTTAGGACCCTTAAACACTCCTGCCATATTTCTGTTGATGGAACATCATAATCCCACTTCTTTGACATAAAGGAGAGACCGTAAGGTGGGTCGCAGACCACGCTTGAAACGCTATTATCAGGTAGGTCCTTCAATTTTTCTAAACAATCTCCCAAAATTAATCTCATAATAATTTTCTTTTTATTCGCCAGTTAATGTATTTTCTAATTAGGTATAACATTTTATATATATTTTATCCAGCTATTATCTTTAAACACTTTATCAGGCGCACCAAACATTTCATTGACTGCTTTATATACACCAGCTAAATGTGCACCGTTAACATAATCGTGTCCACCAATTACTCCACCCTTCTTAACGAGTGGTAGGTAATTTATAATGTCTGTCTTAACACCATCGTATGTGTGTAGTCCATCTATATACACAAAATCAAATTGTAGGTCCTTTAATTGCTCTGACGCTTCGTTAGAGGTAGAAACTATCGTCTCAATGTTTTGGTGGTCACCAGTGCGATCTAAATAGGTTTCGTAAACGTTTTTAAACTCGAACATATGTGATGTCGGGTCAGCAGGATCGTACCCTGCTAAAAATGGGTCTACTGCTATTACCTTTTTAAATGACTGTGCAAATAGTACGGTGCTTTCACCAACAAACGAACCAATCTCCACCATTGTCTTCTCCGAGTTGTCTCCTAATTCTTTTATCAGGTCTAATAAACCTTCGGTTCCGTTTTTGTCCCTCATCCAGGCCTGGTCTTTACTTGTTGTGTATTTCATATTATTAATTGTGTACGTATAATACTTTGTTTATTTTATATACTCGTTTGGTTTTGTGTTTAGTAATATAGTTTGCAAACTTGAAGTCTGCTTCGTAGCTGTCTGTTATTAATCTTAAATCACCTATTGTTGTTTTTCGTGTCATAAAGTTTCCGATGTCTATACGTCCCAATTGTAATTGTGATTGTATTGGTAGGTAGCTGTCGTTTTTTAAATCGTGTAACATATCGCAGTAGACAAAGTCCACGTTCTTTTTTGCTACTGATAAAAAGTTTTGTACGAACGTTGGCGTATAGTAGTTGTCATCCCCGGTCATTACTATCCATTCTTCTTTTGAATTGTCTAACCCATAGTTACGTGCAGTGTGACCCCAGTCATTATTTGGTCCTTCTACGTGGCTAAATCGGATCCTTTCTTCGTCCTGATATAAATCCTTCACTCCACGATAATCGTTCGTCATTCCGTCTATAACGACGTGTGCGCACCAATTAGGATTGGTCTGCACCATCAGTGACTGCAATATTGTTTTTAGTTGTTCTGGTCGTTCCCACGTTGGGATTATAAACTCTATTTTACTCATACGTTAATCTTCATCACCAAAGGAAACCTTTATTATTCCTTCGTGCTTTACGTTTATTTGTTCCGGTGCAGCAATACCCTGTATTTTACGAATATCTTCCAGCACCTTGCGTGACGTTCCGAAGTCACCTGTCTCACGTGCCTCTTTATATAGGTCGTACAATTCGTATATCTGTTTGTTTATTAACTGGTCGGTTTCCAACGCAAAGCGTGACTTGATAATACTCCAACACTTGTTCCACTCTTTATAAGCGTTGTGCTTTGACATATTATACTCGTCCTGAAACCACTCTATAAACATAGTATAGTTTAGGTGGTCCTTAATTATCTTTTCAACACAAACGTTTAACCTCTCTTGAAGTTCTAACTTTGTGGATTTTCTGAACTCTCTCTTATCCATAATTCTTTTAATTTATCTTTTACAAACTCGTCCCAGCACATTACGCACGATGATGACGTTTTGGTTCCCATTATTTGGTCGTAGTATAGGTATAGTGTATTTCTATCCGCAGATGGTAATACCTCATTATCTATAACGTATTTCTTTATTAACATCATCGCAGCTAAATCGTCTATCCTTACCGGTGCTTTATTTTTGCAATTACATCCCATTACTTATTTTTTTTATCCCAATTATCTCTTATTGTATTTCTTACCTTACGAAGATGGTACTGCACCGTTGACAGCGGTATTAATAGTTCTTCTGCCAACACTTTCGCACTATACTCCTTAATGATATATGTCCGATATAGTTTTGCGCTAAACCAACTCATCTTTTTCAATTCATCCTCTATAAACTGTAACTGCACCTTTTCCAACTCATTCTCTTCGTAAACTATATCCTGTTGTTCTAATATAACATCTTTTGACAATATTGTGTATTTTTTAAACTCCCTATAAAATTGTGACGTTTTGGATTTTGATTGTAGTGATATTGTGCGGGATATATATTTGAGTTTGTCATCGTCTTCCATTTCGTCAAAGAACGACGTGTCCTTTTTGTTTAAGAACTTTTCTAACGTGAAGTGTAATATCTCTTGACCGTTCTCTTTATCTATCTTATTGGATAAAATTAGTAGCTTATTATAATTTTGGTTTAACCAATTCATCCAGGTCATTCTGTAATATTGTTATACTATCTCTCATCATTGCGGACTGTTCGTACATCTCCATCTCTATGAACTGTTCTTCTAATGACGTAAGGTTTATTATTGATATTTCAAATATGTCCGGTAATTCGTCCCTGGTATAATTGTTTAAAATATCTATGGTCTGCGTTAAAGTGATTGAAGCAATTCTCTTAATCACCACGTCTTTTTCTTCTGCGCTTAACTGAAAGTAATTCGTATTGTCTTCATCTCTAATCTTTTCCATAAGTCTTTTCATACGAGGTTCCAACATAATGATTATCTTTTTTAGGTTTTTGCTTATCCTATTCATACTATAAATATCTGTTTTTTAATAAAAGTATAGGTGGTCCGGAAATTAGATGGGAGTAAAACTAACCCCAGACCTGGATCCTATACCTAATTATAACTCACTGCAATACTTTTGCCAATACTTTATTACTGATGGTTTAGACCACCCCATCTGCGTAGCAATAATATCAAACGTTAATCCCTCATTTCTTAACCGCACCATCTTATCCACGTCAAATATTTTTGTTCGTGCTCTGGGTTTTGTTTCTCTTACTCTCGGTTTTTTTGGCTGCGGTACAACATTCACCCAATTATTGTATTTATCCTTCATACCTTCGCGGGACCATATATTTGTGTCCTCATTAAAAGTCCAGCCTAATAGTTCCATTAACCAAAACGTCTGTTCCTTTTGCCACCTATCTTGATATACATTACACAGATTAGCGACCTTCTCGGAACCACCCTGTTCTTGTCTCTTACGTTCATAAAAGTCTATTACCTTTTTTCTGTGCTTTTGTATGTGACACTCCTTACATAAGGTCTGCGGATAACCTGTTGATTTGGTGAGGTAATATTCCGTCTTAATCAATTTGTATTTTTTACACTCCTTACAAAACTTATATAGAGTATTGTCTTTAAATGGGTCTGTTTCTTCATTATAGACGATTGTAGACAGTTTGGTAACAATTGTGTGTACTTGTTCCAATTTCAATTTATCCTGTCTTATTTTGGCTTTAACGGCTTTTTGTTGAATAGCCATACAACCATTACATACTCGTCTTGTGTAGCACTTTTGTTTTGTTGAGTGGTAGTACGTATAATACTGGTCCGCAGGTTTCTCTATCTTACATTTGGAACACACATTCATATATAAATAAATATCTTCTTTTTCCGCAAAAGACAAAATAAAAATGGAGGTCGTTAGACCCCCACTTGATATTAGTTGTTAAAGTAACCGATGTCGTTGGTTATGTTCTTCGCCCATCCTAACGGCAGGAACGTTACCAGCTTATACGTCTCGTTTATGTTCCTGTGAAAGTACGTTGAGGCGTTACGTATTAATATTTGCTTCCACCAGTTGTCTGGTATTTTTGGTGCAATCTTCCTTAAATCAAAAGACCATACACCCTTCGGTGTTGAAACCACATAACGGAGTTCGCGATTACCTGGTAGTGCGAATAGTTCGTCAAACTTCTTCCTTTCAATTAGAACTCTACCGCTGTGCTTTGTCATACATTTGAGTTCCAACTCGCAGTTGTACTGTTCCGACCATAAGTCACTGGGGTAGAACTCGTCGTTCTTAATTCCATCAGGGATAATTGTTGAGGTAATCTTACCTCTTAATATTTCTTCGTTCATATTTTACTTTGGTTAACCTATACACCAGCAGGTTTTAAAACTGTTATTACTACTAAATATAAAAATTGTTGAAACGTACCAAATTATTTTTATAGTTCTAAAAACTTTGTTGGTCCTGTCTTTGTTCTACCGAACCTGTTGAGGAGTATTTCATCCATACTGCTGCGGTGCTCTGGATCCAGTCCTTGTATAAGCAGGACGTACTCGTCCTTTTCCTGTTGAGGTAACTTATAGAACTCCGGTAGGGACAACTCATCATCTCTCCATTTCCACTGGTACCCTGTTGTTACTTTTGGTTTATCACTCATTTGGTTTAATAATTCTTAATTTGGAAAGTTTATTATCGTCTGCGTTGAAGATAAAATTAACACTATCACCAACTGATGGTGCGTTAGCAACAGAAACGAATATCTTGTAGACTTCGTCTGGTCTACCTGCTATTCTTACTAACATATTGGTGAACTGCTTACCTTCCCATTCGGTTTCTTTGTTGGTGATTATTTCTTCTATTACTTCAATATACATCAGGTTGTGCTGGAACCTTTCCTTTCGTTGAGTTAGTTGTTCTCTCAACTCATTTAGTTCTTTTTCAAGCTGCTGTGTGTACCTGTGATTAGTGTCTATTATTTCCATAATAGACTTATTATTAGTATTATTAATTTCTATATTTTTGTTATAAACTTTAATATGTAATTTTAATAATTCTTCAATTACTTTTAATTCTTCTGTTTCCATACTGTTATATTTTTATTGATTTGTACTCCAATATTGTTTGGTAGTGAATATTAAATAAATGAGTGCAGCTGCGCTGTATTGGGTCTAAATCATCCCTGTCTATTAGTTTAATAATATCAGGTAGTGGTTTGAATATACCCCTCAACTCTTCTGCTAACTTGTGCTTTCTTTTAATTTGTTCTTCTATCGTTTGTTCTGGTGTACTTTGGTATGGTGTACTTTGGTATGGTGTACTTTGGTATGGTGTAGTGTTCTCTTGTTTAGTTTCCTTTGGTTTACTTTCGTTTACTTTGTGTACTAATCCCGAATTAACCGAGTTATCAGGTAGTTTATTTCCTTTTAACTCCTCGTTAACTGGGTTATCAGGTAGTTTATTTCTCTTTAACTCCATTAATGGTGAGTTATTAAGGTTAAAACCTTTTCTGCTACTCAACACATCGTTGTTGCGTTCGTAGAACTTTTGACTGTAAATAATACCTTCTTCAATTTCAAATAGCTTTAAGAAGACGCAGTAGTCCACTATCTGTTTTAGTAAATCACCCTCAACGTCAAAATCAGGTGTTAAGAGTTCAATTGATAAGTCGTTCCACTTGTACTGCAAGTAATTGCAGTTACCTAAATGTTCCAACATCATTACGTAAATTGAGTAGCCAGTGTGCGAGAACTTTCTCCTCAACGCTTTAATTTTTAAATCATTCCTCATATCACAATCGTGCGAGTAGTAATCTAAATTGTTTTTCTGTGGTCTTGCCATAGTATTGTTATTAATAAAAAAGGGTCATCAAATACTCACTGTGCTTCACTTCAGCTTTCTTCAACAACCCTCAAAATCTTTTATTATCCGTATTGTGAAGCAGGACTTTATATAAGTATAACTAACTTTTGTTAAAAGACCAAATATCTTAAAAAAATATATATAACATAGTACCTGGTATTACATAGTACCGGAATAAAATACTTGCCTAACAATTTTTTTTTCTAAATTATTATTCTTATATTTTAGTATAACAAAAACAAAATAAAATGGCACAAGATTATCAAGAACTACAATTAGGGTTTGACCGAACTCAACTGTATAAGGAGTTCATCCAACCACAAATAAATCGTACTG